CGACGATCACGCCGGAGGAGCTGACCGACGCTCAGCGGAACCTGGTCATCGACCAGTCGAAGTACTGGGCGTTCAAGGTCGACGACGTCGACAAGCGGCAGGCCAAGGGCAACGTCATGCCCGAGGCCATGAGCCGGGCCGCGTACCGGCTGCGCGACGTCGCGGACCAGTACGTCGCCGGCCTCTACACCGGCGTCGCCGCAGGCAACAACCTCGGCACCATCTCGGTCGTCGCGGCGACCCCGACGGACGCCTACGACGACGTCCTGATTCCGCTGAAGGTGACCCTCGATGACGGTGATGTTCCCACCGAGGGCCGCTACTGCGTGGTCCCGCCGTGGTTCACCGGCCGTCTGCTGCGCGACGACCGGTTCGTCCGCGCGGACGCCTCCGGCACCACCGACGCCCTGCGTAACGGCTTCGTGGGGCGCGCGGCGGGCTTCAACATCGTGCAGTCCAACAACACCCCGAACCCCACCGGTGACGACAACGTCGTCCAGGCCGGGGTCAACGCGGCTATCAGCTTCGCGGAGCAGATCAACAAGACCGAGGCCTACCGGCCGGAGTCCAGCTTCTCCGACGCCGTGAAGGGCCTGGCCCTGTACGGGGCGAAGCTCGTGCGCCCCGACGGTATCGCCATCGTCACCGCCTCCCAGACCTGAGCAGGAAGGACACCGACCCATGGCACGTACCGCCATCGCGTACCGCAACCTGGTCGCCAACAGCTCCCTGAACGGGGCCACCGGGCCGACGACCGTGGACGCCACGCTCGTCACCAACGGCGTCGTCATCAACGACGCCGTGCCCGAGTACACCCTGATCCGCACCACCCACACCGACGCCGCCGCGCACGACCTCATCGTGCGCGCCGGCGACAACCCGCCCGCGCTCGCCGCCGGGCAGGGAGACCTCACCGTCGAGGTCGCCGCCACCTCCGGCGTGAGGTACTTCGGGCCGTTCGAGTCCGGCCGGTTCCTCCAGAACGACGGCACCCTGCTGATCGACTTCGAGACCGGCTACGCCGGGACGATCGACGTCCTGCGCATCCCCCGGAGTACGTGATGGCGGCAGACGAGTTCACGGCCGAGGAGCTGGCCGCCGCGCTGCAGCTCCTGCGCAGCCGCCGTAGCGCGGACGCTAGGTCGCGGCCGCCGGTGAAGGACGACAACACCGTCTTCATCCGGGGGGAGGGCGGTGCCGTCTTCGAGATGACGCCCTCGAAGATGAGCCCGGAGGTGAAGCGGCGCCTGCGGCTGGGCTACCTGCGGCAGGTCAACGCCGACGGCTCGCCCCTGCGGGAGACCATCCCTGCCCCCGCGCCCGGGAGTGGAGGGCCGCTCGGTCAGGAGCCGGTCCCCAGGCCGGCCAAGTCGGCGCCGAAGAAGGACTGGGTGCTGTACGCGGTGACCGTCCTCGGCCTGGACGCCGAGCGGGCCGAGGGCATGACCCGGCAGGAGCTCATCGACCTCCCGCCGGACTTCGCCCAGCACCCGGGCCCCACCCCCGGCGACGAGGACGACAGCGCCCTGTCCGGGCCCGGGCGCCCGGCCGAGGACGCCCCCAAGTCGGAGTGGATCGCCCACGTCGTCTCCAAGGGCCTGCTCTCGGTCGAGGACGCGTCCAACTACACCAAGGCCGACCTGATCGACCTTGCGACCTGACGGGAGGCCTCCGTGGCACTGGACCCTCTGGCGACGGTGGCCGACCTGGAGGCCCGCGGCCTGACCATCGAGCCAGGCGAAGAGACGGTCGTGGAGACGTTCCTCGCCGAGGCCTCCGCCGCCGTACGGGAAGCGGCCGGTGTGCCGATCAGCCAGACCACCTCCACCGTCGCCCTGGAAGGCCCGGACAACTCACAATGGCTGACCCTGCCCGGCCCGCCGATCATCTCGGTGGCGACGGTGGCCATCGACGGCGAGACGGTCACTGACTGGAAGCTGCGCTCCCACCAGCTGTGGCGGGCGGCCGGCTGGTCACCGACCTGTGAGCCGTCCGAGGTCACCGTCACCCAGACCCACGGCCTGCCCGTCGTCGACGCGGACATCGTCGGCCTGGTGTGCCGGATCGCGGCCGCCGTCCTCGTCCACTACCGGGCGCAGCCCGACGGCGAGGGCCTGGCCGCGAAGGACGTGCGCGCCGAGCGGATCGGGGACTACTCCGTCACGTACGGCGACAGCGGCCGCATCACCGACATTGAGCTGCCCGACTATCTGCGCGAGCAGCTCGCCGCGCGCTTCGGCGGAGGCGTCGCGGTGGTGAGGTCGCGGTGAGCCGCGTTGCCCGACTGCTCAACACGAGCGTGCCCGTGTGGCGGGCGGTCACCTCCGATGACGGCGGCGGAGGCCAGGAAACCGCCTGGTTCCTGTCCGGCACCGAACGCGCCCGCCGCTCGCAGCCGTCGGCGCGTGAGCGGCAGGCCGCCGACCAGTCCGGCGCCGACCTGGACGAGACCTGGTACTTCCACCCCGACGCCGACGTGCGCCGCGGTGATCAGCTGCGGCCGTCTGGCCGGGTGCTGGAGGTCATCGCCACCTTCGAGCCGTCTGAGCCCGGCACCTACCTGCGGGCGGACTGCACCATCCGCCAACCCTCGCCATAGGAGGCAACATGGCCCTGAACAACACAAAGCTGACAATGTCGCTGGCCAGCACCCAGACCAATCCTCTCGATCTGGCGACCGGCCAGACACCGCTGAGCTACATCAAGTCCATCGCCCTGAGCTCAGGCACCGGAACGAACCAGGCAGACCGGATCTGGCACGACCAGCGCACCCTGGCCGCCTCCGGTTCGGAGAACCTCGACCTCGCCGGCGCGCTCACCGACAGCTTCGGCGCGACGATCACCTTCGCCCGGATCAAGATGGTGCTGGTGGTCGCGTCCGCGGCGAACACCAACTCCGTGACCATCAGCCGTGAGGCCACGAACGGGGTGCCGCTGTTCCTGGCCGCATCCGACGGCATTCCGGTACGCCCCGGAGGCCTGTTCTGCTGGGCGGCTCCGGACGCCACCGCGGTCGCGGTGACGGCGGGGACCGGGGATCTGCTGGCGATCGCCAACTCGGGCGCCGGCACGTCCGTCACCTACGACGTGGTCATCATCGGGGCCTCGGCGTAAGGCGGGCGGATGGCCAGGCGATCGTCCCTGCAGGGACTGAGGCGCGCAGTGCAGGCCGTGCAGCGGGTCCCCGAGGCGATGCGCCAGGCCCGCACTGAGACGCTGCGCGAGTGGGCGGAGGCGGTGCAGGAGACCGCCGAGGCGAAGGTGCCGCGCGATGCGGGCGACCTGTGGCAGTCCCTCGACCACCGCGTCAACGACCACTTCGGCCGCGCCGAGGTCGGCGTGTGGGAGAAGGACCAGCTCGAGTACGCGCTGTATGTCGAGAAGGGCACCAGCAGCATGGCCGATCAGCCGTACCTGGTGCCCGCGTTCAACGAGCACCGCCGCCAGGTGACGCGCACCTACCGGGCCGCGTTCCGCCGGCACCTGGGCGGTGGCGGATGACGGCCGCGCTGTGGCCGCTGCAGCTGGCCGTCGTCGGCAAGCTGCGCGCCCACACCCCGCTGACCGACCTGATCACCGGCGTCTTCGACGAGGTACCCGAGGCCGCCGCGCACCCGTACGTCACGCTCGGCTCGATCACCGAGACCGCCGACGACGCGCACAACCAGCGCGGCCTGGAGGCCTCCGTCGTCCTGCACATCTGGTCGACGTACCCCGGCTACAAGGAAGCCGGCGTCATCCTCGTCGAGCTGGACGCCGCTCTGGACCGGCAGCCGCTCACCGTCACGGGCTTCCGTGACGTGTCGATCGCGCACCAGCAGCACACCGAGCTGCGCGACCCAGACCCAGACATCAGGCACATCAACGTCAGCTATCGCGTGTGGCTGACCAAGGCGTAAGGAGGACAGGCCCATGGCTGGTCTGGACGCTTTCGGCACGCAGCTGCAGCGCGGCGATGGTGCCACCCCAACCGAGACGTTCACGGCGGTCGCGAACGTCACCGATATCACCCCGCCCGGCATCGAGCGGGAGACCTATGACGTCACCGCCCACGACTCTCCGGAAGCCTGGCGGGAGTTCACCGGCGGTCTGAAGGACGGCGGTGAGGTCGAAATCGAGATCAACTACGACCCGCGCGAACACGACGACCTGGTCGCCGACTTCGCCGACAGCGAGCCCCGCAACTACAAGGTGGTCTGGCCGGGCACGCTCGGGAACTGGGCGTTCGCCGCGATCCTGACGAACTTCGAGCCCGAGGCCCCGCATGACGACAAGCTCGCCGCCTCCCTGACGTTCAAGGTTTCCGGCAAGCCCACCATCACCACCGGCTCCTGATGGACAGCGAGACCGTCTACGACGCCGACACGTGGCCGGTCGTCGCCTGCAGCGAACGGCTTCCCGAACTCAGGGCGTGGCTGCGGGCCAACGGCATCGACCCCGGCGACGTGCCGATCGACGAGGACATCGTCATCGAGCGGGAGACGTACGACGTCACCACGCACGACAGCGTCGACCCGCTGACCGTCGATGGCGACCGGATGATCCGTTACACCGCCTATCTGCGCGATGCGGACGGGTGCAAGTACCTCGACGAGGACACGGGCGAGGCCGCCCAGGAGGAACGCGTCGTTCCCCTCGTCGTCGATCCCCCGCCGCAATGGCGGGAGAAGGAGACCGACCCATGACGACCTACCTGTCCGCCGAGCAGATCCTCGGCGCGGACGACCTCGCCTATGAGGACGTGCCTGTCCCGGAGTGGAACGGCACGGTGCGGGTGCGGGAGCTGCCCGGCACCGAGCGGGACAGATTCGAGGCCCAGTTCGTCGGCAAGGACGGCGCCAGCGTGCGCGCCGAGGGGCTGGAGGGGTTCCGTGCCCGGCTCGCCGCGGCCGCCATCGTCGACGAGAACGGCAAGCAGCTGTTCCGCTCCGCAGCGGAAGTGAAACGACTCGGTGAGAAGAGCGCGGCCGCGCTGCAGCGGGTGTGCGACGTCGCCACCAGGTTGTCCGCGATGGGTGAGGACGACGTCAAGGAGCTCACGGGAAACTGAGGGCGCGGCCGGAGCGGCAGTTCTACTTCCGTCTGGCCGCGCACCTCGGCGCCCGCTCGGTCCGTCACCTGCTCGCCGACATGGGATCGGCCGAGCTCGCCGAGTGGCGGGCGTATGAGCAGCTCGCCGGCCCGCTCGGGGGCGCGCGCGGGGACATCAACGCGGCCACGATCGCGGCGGCGATCGTCGCGGTGAACACGGGCAAGGGCAAGAAGCCGCCGCCGCTGTCCGCGTTCATCCCGCGCTGGGACCGCACCCGCGTGAAGAAGACACCCGAGGAGCTGTTCAGGGCAGCTCTGGCCGCCAATTCCGCCCTGCAGGGGCAGGTGATCACGAACGACTGAACACCGAGACGAGGGGGTGATGGGCTGTGACCACGCTCGCCTCCATGACGGTGCGGCTGGGCATCGACACCGACCAGCTGCGCGAGGGCGCCGAGAAAGCGAAGACCGTCCTCGCCCGCGTCGGCAAGGCGGTCAGCGGGCTCGGCATCGGCGTGCCCGCGGCGGCCGCGGTGACGGCCGGGGTGGGCGCCATGGCAGCCGCGTTCGCGTCGGCCGGAGCCGCGGCGAAAGCCTTCCAGCTCGCCGTCGGCCCGCAGATGCAGGATGTCGCCGATGCCGCGGCCCTCGCCGAGGAGGCGGAGAAGGCCGCAGCCGAGGGCGCCGAGGACGCCGCCGAGAAGCAGAAGGCGTACACCGACGCCCTCGCCCAGATGCCGAAGGCCACCCGCACCATGGCCAAGGAGTTCGTCGGCCTGAAGAAGGAC